AAGAAGAAGTGGTCAATCTTATGGAGCGCGAAGCCGACAAGAACAGCGGACTGGCCGGTTTGAGTCCGGAAGCTCGCAAGATGTTTAACGCGGCTAAGAAGAAAGATCCCAAGATGCATCTAAGTTATAACCATTTTGTCGATACGGCTAAGAAGATGGGCGTCTCGCCTAAGTCGTTGCACGATATGTGGGATAAGAAAGAGGATTAAACAATGAGTAATAAGTCTGTCCTTCAAGAATTTATGAGTTTGGACTATAGTAATAGTCTTCTCACGGAAGAGGAACGTGAGGGTAATCGCAATGGAACCCATCTTATAGTAGCCGGACCCATCCAGCGCGCCGACACCCCCAACGGGAACCAGCGCGTTTATCCCAGAGGCCTTTTGGAACGCGAAATGAAGAATTACGCGAAACTTGTCAAAGAGTGCCGGGCGACAGGCGAATTAGACCATCCAGACCACTCCGTGGTCAACTTGGCTAATGTCAGTCACCTCGTCACCGAAGTTTGGTGGAAGGGTAATGATGTAATGGGTAAGATTAAGATTTTGAATACCCCAGCGGGACAGATTGCTAAACAACTAGTCGAGGGTGGTGTCCAATTGGGTATTTCTAGTCGAGGTTTGGGTTCTACCCGACAAGAGAATGGGATGACGATGGTGGAAGATGATTTTCAACTTCTCTGTTTTGACCTCGTTTCAGAACCTAGCACTGCTGGGGCGTTTCTGGTGTCTGAAAACAAGATCCGTGAACGCTTGACCAATCTTACTAAAGCTGACCGCATTAATCGTGCCCTGAATGACATAATCGGGGATGCCTAATGTCTGGAGTAGGTTATGGGTCAAAGGATGATGACGGTTCGTGGGGTTTTAGGGCTACCGCTGACGGCAAAATAATTCTTGGAAACACAGCCGACGATCTAATTCGAATCACCGGCAGCGTTGAGCAACAAGGCACAAGTCTTCAGATCAGCGGCGACGACGCTAGAATTAAAATAAACGGCGACACCGACAGCCACCCCGGTCTTGAATTTCACGAGAACGGCACAAGAAAGTGGATTATATTTAATAACTACGGTGATGATAGTCTGGATTTCAAGGCGGGATCAGAAGCCACCCCGGCGATGGTGATAAATGCTAATGGTAAAGTAGGTATCGGGACAGATTCTCCGGGCTACAAACTTGTCATAGCAGGAAGCATGGCAATAGATGAGCACATCCGCCACAACGGAGATGTTGATACTCGTATTAGTTTCCCCGACAATGGTAAAATTAATTTAGTCGCAGATGGAAAATCTGTTTTTAAGTTTGATGGGTCCGACATTGTACTAAACAATGCCAACGCAAACTACGATACGAAAGTGATGGCGGATAACGGACAGGTGGTGTTACACGTCGATGCCGGAAACAACAGGGTGGGCATTGGCACAACATTGCCTAGTGTTGATTTGGATGTTGACGGCGACGCTAAATTTTCTGGGGAGGTTATCCACGGAACGACCACAACAGATTTAGGGAATCAAACGACAAGTACACTGACACCTGCCAGTTCAGTGCATCTTCTCACCGCTACTTCCATCACCGGTGACGCAGGTATGCACACTATGAGTTTAGCTAGTGGCACCACTGCCGGACAGATTTTACAACTTATTATGACCACTGCCACCAATGGACAGGGAATTATGATTAATACTTCTAATATTCTGTCTGGAGGGAACAAAATCAGTTTTATGGCCATTGAGCCTGATATGCTCGGTGCTGCCCTTAAATTCATTTGGACAGGAAGTAAGTGGGCGTTAGTTTCAAACAACTTGCTGGCATCGGTCAGTTAGAAAAACAGAAAGAGAACAATGAAAAAATCGGAACTCAAAAATATTATTAAAGAATGCGTCAAAGAGGTAATTTTTGAAGAAGGTGCGCTTTCCACTATTATATCCGAGGTAGTCCAGGGCTTGGGAGCCTCTACTTTGATGGAAAATAAATCTCCCTCCTCTTCACAGGCTAAGGCTCCCTCACGAGCCTCTTCTGAATTGCGCCAACAAGTGATGAAAGAAGTGGGACATCGCTCTTATGAGGAGATTAAAAAAAGGTTTCCTAATCCCGAACTATTTGAGGGAACTACCCCGATTCCCTCGACCGGGAAGAAGGGAAGTGCCCTGGCGGGTCAAGCCCCCGATGATGCAGGCGTAGATATTTCTAGCATCCCAGGTTTTGGAGCCTGGGGTAACGTTGTTAACAATCTAAAATAGAAAGATATAAAAATGAAGAATAAAAATTACTCCCGGCGACGAACCGGCAATCGTCCCCTGAGAACGCAGATCACTGTCACAGCAGAAGAGTGCCAGGGAAATCCCGACAAGATGGTTCGGCGTTTTATTAAAAAGTCCAAGAAAGAGGGTGTTGTCGATGAAATTCGCGAACGCCAATATTATAAATCCCCCTCGGAGAGGCGCATCGAAAAAAAGAGAAACCGCGATCGTGTCATTAAAAAACATAATTTGCGGATGAAAGAACTATTTAAATAAAATAGCCTGCGCTAGGAGAATTATATGTCTACTTGGAATCAACCTGATAAAACCCGTTACTACGAAGGACAGATTGCTAATACACCCGGATTGGGTAATGTCGCTTCCTATCAAGTATCCGGCGCGCCGTTTGTGACTGGCTCTCAAAACTTTGGACCCCAGACCAAACACCAGCAAATTGCCTTTCCGACGGTCACTAAATCGATTACCTTAATTCCGGGCAACGGCAGTAACGTGAATTTTTTGGCCTTCGCTCCAACCGGCTCTTCTTCCCCCAAGACTATCACCGGGGAACATTATGTACCCTTCCCTAATAGCGCCACCAACGAGCCGGCTATTACTCTTAATGTGAAATGTAAGAACGTGTGGATTATTACCGCTAACCCTGGTGCTCCGTGGAAATTGGTCGCTTCTTTGACTGGCATCGGCCGCAGCCAGATGTATAATTTGACCGGTTCAGGAATCACTGACTAATTAAAATCGTCGTTTAATATCTACTCCAACTAATTAATAGTGACAATTTCTTAATTGAAGGAGCTATTTTTATGTCGAACAGCATGCTTGAACAAGCTATTATAGATGCCCAGTCACTTCGTGAAGCGGCTCTTAAGAACGCTGAAAGTGCCATTGTAGAGAAATATGCTGATGAAGTCCGCTCGGCTCTGAACAGTATTCTCGAACAAGACGAAGAAATCGACCCGCTAGCTCCCCAGGGGCTTGGTCTCGATATGGAAGAGGAAACCGCCGATATTGATACGACAGCCCTTGAGGGCGTACCAATGGCTCATATCGAAGGGGATAATCCCGACGAGGTGGTAGTAGACTTACGAGATATCCTTGCTGCGGTGGAGGATGATGACCCTTCGGCTGAAGATGCTATCGATGCTACTCGTGACCACAGCGACGTTGCTAACAATATAGGCGTCAGCCTGGACAGTGAAGCTCCCGCTAATCGCGATGACGAAATTGAATTGGATCCCGCTGAGTTGGTTAATATGTTTAAGGAAATTCTAGTAGTAGATGTCCCTCAGATTCAACTCGATCGGACTGAGGAAAAACTTAATCACGATCAGATAGAACAAGATGAAGCCAGCCGTCGCTCGTTGGATACTAAAAAAGAAACCATCTATACAGATGGTATGGATAGTGATGACATAGAAGAATATGTCGCCACTATGGCAAAAAACGAATCATTAAAAAAAGAAAATCATTCTCTCACGATGGTGCTGAGAGAGGTTAAAAAGAAGCTTCAGGAATTAAACCTCCAGAATGCTAGGTTATTTTATGCGAATCGTGTTCTCACCGATCACTCTTTGAATGAGCAGCAAAAAACTAAAATTGTTGATATGGTCCGTGGTGCAAGTTCGGTTGAAGAATCAAGAACAATTTTTGAAACTCTTCAAAAGACATTGGCGTCCAACCGCACGACGGCTGGTCCAAAATCATTGTCTGAAGCAGTAAGTAGAAGTTCTTCGGTGATTCTAAGCAGTCGTCGTTCGGAAGAACGCGCCTCCAACCCTTCTGACCCGACCTATTCTCGATGGGCGATTCTCGCAGGAACCACAGATAAAAATTAAAGGAGAAAATAAAATGTCTGTAATTGATACCCTAACAGAAGGCATTAGAGCGCGCTCTCTTGCTAATGAGGGTGAAGCACTCCTTGGTAAGTGGGAAAAGACGGGACTCCTCGAAGGACTTAGTGATGTTGGACGTACCAACATGGCTCGTCTTCTGGAAAACCAGGCTGCCCAACTTCTCAAGGAACAATCAACGATGTCGGCTGGCGACGTTGATGGCTTTGCCGCAGTTGCTTTCCCGATTGTGCGACGTGTGTTCGCCAATCTTTTGGCACAGGACCTTGTTTCTGTCCAACCGATGAGCCTCCCAAGTGGACTCATCTTCTTCCTCGACTTTAAGTTTGCTGATCAGTACACTTCGGCGTTGCGTGACGGTACCCAAATGGGTCCGACGATGCCGCGTCTTGCTGCTGTTGCTAACAAGTCGGTCTACGGTGGTGATGTTGTTGGTCAACAGATCACCGGCGGTGTGAACTTGGCCAACCAGTTTGGTGAAAAGTCGTTTTACGCTTTGAATAATGGTTATGCAAGCCCTACGGGCTCCGTTAATCTCATTGCCGCTAACCGATTCGCTGCCGTCCTCAACGGCACCTTTGGTGATGCTAACTCATCCCCTGGCGGCGCAGCCTATGAGTATCTGCGTGATGACCCCACGTTGGTCTCCGGCGCAGCCGGCACAGGTACGGCATATGCCATCGTCCGCCAATCTGCCAGTGCTTTGCCGAACCTTAACACAAATGACTTGGTGGCAATCGTTCCCGGTACCGGTGCAGGTGCAGTGTACCCAGGTGGTGGTGCGGGTGTCGGAGTGAGTGCTGATGCTTTCTTTGCTCGTCGCCTCACGCGCTTTTCGGGTTCCGCTCGTGACATGGTGGTGTTTGTGGCTCTAGATCCGAGTCCCCTCGCCGCCGCCGCCCCCGCCAATCTCGAAGCCATAGTGTTGGAGTGTGGTGGCGCCACCGGTCAAGTCACTTATCCGATCGTGGACGCTTTCCAGCAGGGTGATGCCCTCGGTTCGCTCCGTGGTACGACTCCTTGGGGTCTTGAGGCCAACGCGCGCATTCCTGAAATCAACATTGATGTCAGCAGTGTCGCCGTGACCGCAATCACCAAGAAGCTCAAAGCTAAGTGGAGCCCCGAGCTTGCTCAAGATTTGAATGCTTATCATAACCTTGACGCTGAAGTTGAGCTTACGAGCATTCTTTCGGAGCAGATTGCTTTGGAAATTGACCGTGAAATCCTTGAGGATCTGGTTGTGGACGCTACTGCCGGTACGTTGTGGTGGAGCCGCAGCCCAGGCAAGTTCCTTAATCGCGAAACAGGGGCGGTTATTAACACCACCCTGCATCCTGATTTCACAGGTACGGTCAGCGAATGGTACGAAACTCTTCTTGAGACAATCAATGATGTGAGTGCTCGTATTCACCGCAAGACGCTTCGTGGCGGCGCAAACTTCTTGGTTTGCTCTCCTGAAGTTGCTAACATTCTTGAGTTCACCAGCGGATTCCGCGCTCAGGCGGCTGTTGATGACGAGAATGGTAGTTGGGGCGTTCAAAAGGTTGGTTCAATCAGCCGCAAGATGGACATCCACGTTGATCCTTACTTCCTCCGAAACATTGTTTTGGTTGGTCGCCGAGGCAACAGCTTCCTTGAAAGCGGATATGTCTATGCTCCGTATGTTCCGCTGCAAGTCACTCCCACAATCTTCGGCGTTGAAGATTTCGTGCCCCGCAAGGGCGTCATGACTCGCTACGCCAAGAAGATGGTGCGTCCTGATATGTACGGACTTGTTATCGTCGCCGATCTCGTGTAATTTACACTTATCGTTGAATAATAACGCAGTTAACCTCGTCCTTGTGGCGGGGTTTTCTGTTTTTATGTGCCAAGTGTTCGCGCCAAAACTATTTATTAAGGTTAAATCTATTTGCCCCCAGGGAGAATCCGGTAATGCCCGTCAATTTACAACCCGTTAGTGTTCAAAGTGCTGTAGTGCTCCCGAGCACTGGCTCGCATTCTAAAGTGCTCGGCTCTTTAGCTTATGGTATCTACTCCACTAACGCCTTTGTCAGTGGAGCAGTAGATCAAGTAGCTTATGTGTATAACAAATTAGGTGGAAATGTTCTAGATTTGGAAATTACCCCGGAAAACGTTTATAACGCTTATGAGGAAGCTTGTTTAGAATATTCCTACCTTATTAACACTCATCAAGCCAAAAATGTTCTCTCTGATATGCTCGGAGCGACGACAGGCTCTTTCAATGAAGATGGAGAATTCTCAGCCTATGCAGGTTCTGACGGACTTAAAGGCAAACCAAACTTGAAATTCCCACGCCTTCAATTAAAATACACTACTCACGTGGGGAGAGGCATCGGCGCACACATCGGGGTGGGTTCGGGACAAACTGTTTATTCAGCTTCTTTTAAGGCGCGCCAAGACCAACAGGATTATGATCTGCAATCGATTATCTATAGCGCCTCGGTAGATCCGGCAAAAAAACACATTCCTTACTGGGGAAAGGTGGGGAAAAAAGCTATTACCATTCAGCGTGTCTATTATAAAACTCCACAAGCGATGTGGAACTTTTTCGGTGGGTATGCTATTGGGACCGTGGGCAACTTATCTACTTATGGTATGTATGCCGATGACAGCACTTTCCAATTAGTGCCGGCGTGGCAAAATGTTCTTCAGGCTTATGCGTTTGAGGAAGATCTTCACGTTAGAGCTTCTCATTGGTCTTTCCGCATTAATAATAATATGTTGCGTATTTTTCCTACACCGTCGGGTGAAGAGCCAAGCCATTTTTGGGTAGACTTCCGAGTTTCTGAAGATCCGTTTGATCAAGACGAGGATCGCAAATATGGTGCCGATGGGGTGAACAATATGAACACTCTTCCTTTTCCTAATGTTCCTTATGTTAATATTAATAGTGTCGGAAAGCAGTGGGTACGCCGATTTGCCTTGTCATTATGTAAAGAGACGCTTGGACAAGTACGTTCTAAATTGGCGACCATTCCTATTCCGGGAAATGATATTACGCTTAATGGTCCGGCACTTATTACCGAAGCCAAAGATGAACAGAACAGCTTACGAGATGAATTGAAGGCTGTTCTGGACGAGATGGTGTACAACCAGTTGGCGGAAAAAGATAATAATATGCAACGCAATGTTCAAGAGATTGTGGCACGAATTCCTAATGGCATTTATGTGGGTTAAGTAGATGTCAAATAAGAATCTCTGGACTCAGCCTCTACAGCCACCTCCGCCATTATTCGTCGGGCAGTCAGAACGCAATTTTGTTAAGCAACTTAATGATGAAGTAATCGAGCGCGTCGTAGGGCAACAGCTTATTTACTTTCCGATAGATCAAGATCGTACCAATTATCATAGCTTATATGGGGAAGCATTGCATAAAACCTTCCTGTCGCCGGTCCACGTTTATGCACTGGTGGAATATGAAGATACCCAGCGCACCCAGGACCGGTTCGGTTTTGACAGAATCCTTACCCTTAAGGTTCATTTTCACAAACGACGAATTTCCCAAGATCAAAATCTTTTCGTCCGACTTGGGGATTTCTTACAATATGACGACACGTATTTTGAAATTGTGGACGTCGCCCAGCCCCGACTGATTTTCGGGCAAGACAGCGGCTTTACCGATTGGTCAGTTTTAGGAGTAGAGGCTTCGTGCCGCCAGGTTCGCCAGGGAATGTTCGACCCCGGCAATCGCATTGGTAGTAGATCCGAACAAAACAAGAGGTAAAAACATATGCCAAAGCGAACTAAGCTCGATCAAAACCTGCGTTCCACTTATGGATTTAATGGTTCAACTTTTGAAGACATTGACCGCGCCTTATACAACTTCGTCAATGAGGAATTAAATATATTCTGCGACACGAACGCCGGCTCTAAAAAGGTTCCAATTCTCTTTTCATCGCCTGAACGAGCCTTCTCAATCAAGGAAGATCCGCTCCTTCGTACCAATACTCGAACTTTGGAGTATCCCCTCATTTCGGTAGCTCGTACCGCGATGGATAAGAACCCGGCGAACAAGGGTCGTTACGGCGTCTTTATCCCTCCCTATTATGAATTTTATAAACGGGGCGGGGCTATTCCGATTGCGCGAAGAGTAATGCAGGAAAAGAGCCGTGAACGAGCTAACAACACCGCAATCAAAAGGTTTGGGAACAAAACAAACAAAACTTATCAAACTTTCCCCTTTGACAACAAGAAGGTAGTGTATGAGACCTTGTATGTTCCCAATCCAACGTTTGTAGAGATGACTTATGATATTCAGCTTATCTCGAATTACCAACAACAGATGAATCAAATGCTTACGCCCTTTTTGACTCGATTTTCGACTCCTGCTGTCTTTAATGTTACACATGAGGGGAATTCCTACGAGGCTTTTGTGGATCAAACATTCCAGAACGAGAGCAATAACTTGGGACTAGAAACGGACGAACGCATTTTCAAGTCTACTGTCACCATTAAGGTTCTCGGACACCTAATTGGCGGCGGCACTAACCAAGAAACACCGGTGGTTGTCACCCGAGAATCTGCTGCGGAAGTCACGGTTGGCCGAGAGCGCGCAATTCTGGGCGACACCCCCGAAGATGACCCAAACAGGAAAGATAAATACCGAGCTTAACGTTAAAAGGATATTGGTGGGTGTTTGGTCAAGGAACCTACTATTTATTAGTAGCGCATACTATTATTTGAATATGTATTTGCTCATCTTATCCTGAAGGTAAAAGAGGAGAATTTTATAAATGGCTGACAACTCTGCAAGAAGATTTAAATTCATTTCGCCAGGAGTTTTTGTTAATGAAGTGGACAATTCGCAGTTGCCCGCATTGCCGGGTCCTGTGGGTCCCCTGATCATTGGTCGCACTCGTCGTGGACCAGCAAACGTTCCTGTGGTTATAGATTCATTTTCCGATTTCGTGGAAACGTTTGGGAATCCTGTTCCTGGCAACGCCGCGACTGACGTGTGGAGACAGGGAGACACAACTGCTCCCACGTATGCTGCCTATGCAGCCCAAGCTTGGTTAAGAAACAACTCTCCTATTACTTTCTTGCGCCCATTGGGCGATGAGTCCAGTGCTGCCGATGCTACGGGCAAAGCTGGCTGGGAAGCCGGCAATGTGGTGGACAACTCGGTTGTCAAAGGTGGCGCATATGGTTTGGTGGTTTGGCCCTCCTCATCCGCGAATACCCTAGTAGATGGCGTGATGGCCGCGCAGTTTTATTGCCCCACTAGTCGAGTTATTCTGTCGGGGTCGGTTGTTGGACTGAATAACAGCAGTTCTGCTCAGGGCTCAACCCTCTTTGAATTTCCGGATATTAACAGCATTAAGTTGCGCTTTACCGGAAGCAATTACGCCAAAGAAGCTACAGTGAGTCTCAACCCTGGCGAATCCAATTTTATTCGCAAGGTTCTGAATACTAATCCAACCATTACGAATTCGGCTATTACCACAGCAGCTACCCGCACCTATTTCCAGGGTGGGAATTACTGGCTCGGTGAAACTTTCGAGAGGCGATGCCTCGCCACAGGAAGCACCAGCTTGGGGATGATGGCCGTACGCTCAGGAGGCACCGCAGTGTCTGGAGTAATGGCAGCTATATTCCCCTTGACACAATTCAGCGGCGCAGCCGGCACTGATACGGCTTATAGTCAAACCGGACAGCAGTCCAAATGGCGAGCGGCTGCTAAGCGCGCCTCTACCGGCTGGTTTATTGCTCAAGATTTAAGCACCAATACCGGATCTTACCGCGCCCAGGATATGCAGAAGCTCTTCCGCCTTGAGGCTCTTACTGCCGGCGAAGACTTCCAGCGCACTATCAAAATTTCTATTTCCAATATCCGCGCTGCGGAAGGTGATTTTACTGACTTCGGAACTTTCTCCATTTTGGTGCGGAAAATCTCGGATACGGACGCAAACCCCCAGATTATCGAACGCTATGACCAACTGAGTCTCAACCCGATGAGTCCTAATTATGTGGCTCGCATCATCGGAGACAAGTACGAAGTTTACGATGAGACTGAAAAGCGGTTGGTACAATATGGCGAGTTTGATAATGTCTCAAACTATATCCGCGTCGTGATGGATGAGGATGTAGCCAAAGGTACCGGTGAAAGACGCTGGTTGCCCTTTGGAGTGTTCGGACCCCTCAAATACAAGGATGTTAGCTACTTTTCCTTGGGTGGTGCGGACCTCAATGCTGATGGAGTTGAATCATATAACTGGTCTAATAACCTGATTGTTCCCGCTAGTGGAACTACCAACGTGGTTTCGATGGTAGCTGGTGGCAATGCCGCCATTTTGGGAGTCGGCGGACAGACAAGAACCGGAAAGGGCATCGCCAACTTACTTAACGCCAACCGCTTTGAGAATCTTAGAGCGACGATCCAGTTTCCGGGAATCCCTTTGAGAATGAAAAGCACCCAGGGTACCCCACGCAGCCTAAGAGCTACTTATTGGGGTGTTTGGACAGGGCGAACCTTCACCGACACTTTCTATGATCTGGGCATCCCCGACTATCTCCGGGCTCGACAGCCGGGACTCGATGTTAACCCTTATAGCACTAATCACCAGATTAACGATGGGTTTAAAAGCGCCGCGGTGGCTTATAATCCCGCTACGGCCTCTTTTAATGCCGATCCTATTGCTCTTCCATGGGTGTTCTCTCTGGATAATGTGAGCGGTACCATTGCGAACTCTAAGCTAAAGGGAACCGTATCTTACACTCCTAAGAGCCGTCGCAATGGCAACAGTCTCACAGCGAAGAGTGGGCAAAGCTATGTGTCGGTCTTGAAGTTGGGCATCGACCGCTTTACGACTGTGTTGGCAGGCGGTACTGACGGGTATGATATTACTGAACGTGATCCTTTTGCTGCCCGCACTATCACAACCAGCGATACGGTAGATACCTCTTCTACTCTGTACACCTTGAGAAAAGCCATCGACATTGTGTCCGATCCGGATTACGTGCAGATGAACGCGGTCGCGATGCCGGGCATTGTTTCGCCGGAGGTGACCAATTATCTCCTAGAGACGGCTCAAGAGCGTGGCGACACGTTGGCTATTATCGATATCGAAAAAGCATATACGCCTGATACCGAATCGAGCGCCTCGGCGGAAGCCCGCAACGAAGGAAATACTCCAGAGGCAGCAGTTACCGCGCTAACATCACGAGCAATCAATAATAGTTATGGTGCCACGTATTACCCTTGGGTGCGTATCACTGACACTATTGCGAATCAGTCACTGTGGGCACCTCCGAGCATTGCGGCGCTTGGGGTTCTCTCAACAACTGATCGCGCCCAGGCACCCTGGTTTGCACCGGCTGGCTTTACACGAGGCGGCTTGAGTGAAGGCGCTGGCGGCATTCCGGTGGTAGATGTTTCACGACGCCTTACCTCGGATGATCGTGATTTACTTTACGAAAATAACATTAATCCTATTGCTAAGTTCCCTGCTGAAGGCATCGTCATTTACGGACAGAAAACCCTTCAACAAACGGCTTCCGCGCTAGACCGCATTAATGTTAGAAGGTTGATGATCTATCTCAAGCGTGAGATTTCCTTCATCGCATCGCGACTGATCTTCGCACCGAATACTCAATTGACCTGGGATCGTTTCCTTGGTCAAGCCAATCCTTTGCTCGAAAGCGTGAAGGCTGAGTTCGGCGTCGAGGACTTTACGTTGATTCTTGATGATACGACCACCACGCCTGATCTGATTGATCGAAACATTATCTATGCGAAGCTGATGGTGAAGCCAACTCGCGCTGCGGAGTTCTTTGCTATTGACTTTGTTGTCACTAATAGTGGAGCTTCTTTTGAAGATTAATTCCGGAAGACTATATACACTAAGGAGAACATAAACAAATGGCGAGTCTATTTTGGAGTGATGTTAAAACAGATCCGAAACGCAGGTTTCGATTTGAACTGGGTTTTACAAACCGTACAAATAATGATCAAATTCCAGTCTGGACAATCAAGACTGCAATGAAGCCCAAGGCTAATGTGAGTACGATTGAACACCAGTACATTGATCACGTTTTTAAATATCCGGGTCGCGTGACCTGGGATCCCATCACTGTTACTTTGGTAGATCCAGTTGAACCGGATCTTTGTTGGGCTTTCCTTGATGTTCTCGGATTTGCTGGATACAAGTATCCTACCACTTCCACACAAGCCAAATTTAGTTTGAGCAAGGAGCGGTTCGCCGCCACGCTAGGTAGCGTTTTTATTCGCCAGATTGACGACGAAGGGAAAGAGATTGAAAAGTGGGAACTTGTCAATCCTTTTATTACGAGTGTTGATTTTGGTGGCGCATTGGATTATGCCGCTGACGATATGAATGAAGTAACGGTTGAAGTGACCTATGATTGGGCGCGTTTGACCTATACTCAACAGCACCGCATGGCTCCGACGGCTGCTGCTAGCAATGTCTAAAAAATCTCCCCTGGGCTAAACGCCTGGGGGAGAATATGATATAACAAATTATACACGAAAGGTTATAGAATGAGTCGCAATGAAGGACGAACTGATATTTTTGATACGACGCCGGAGGATGCAGACGTAACTGCGGCAGTCGCCCCCCAAATGCCTCCTCACCACCCGTCTGGGAATGAAGCCCCTCCAATGGCGTGGTCTGTCCCTAGTGAGTTTGTGTCACTGCCGAGCAGAGGGGCATTTTACCCGAGTGATCATCCCTTGTACAATCAAGATACGCTCGAAATTCGCTATATGACAGCGAAAGAAGAAGATATATTAAGCTCGCGAGCCCTCTTAAAAGAAGGCTTGGCTTTGGATCGTATGTTGCAGAGTGTTATTGTGGATCGCCGCGTTGATGTGGATACATTAATGATTGGTGATAAAAACGCGTTGTTGGTAGCTGCGCGGATTACGGGATATGGCGAAGAATATGTAACCTCAATGACGTGTCCTTCGTGCGGGAATACTGATGATCACACTTTTGACATTTCGGAACCCATGGTCAGCGATCACGAGTCAGCGCTCGAACAGTTTGGAGTTACTCAAACTCCTCATAATACTTTTTTGATAGAATTGCCTATGACCCAAGCGACAGTAGAGTGTAAGCTGTTAACGTCGCAGGACGAAATGAATCTCGTTAAAGATCTTCAGCGTAAAGCCAAACACAAGCAACAAAGTACTTCCACGACCGATCAGTTTAGAAGTTTCATCATCAGTGTTAATGGTGATGATTCCCCGCTGACTAGGATTTCTTTTATTAATACGATGCCGGCTCGGGATGCACGCTATCTACGAACCGTCTATCGTGAGATTACTCCTAATATCGACCTAACCCACACCTATGTGTGTAACGAATGTCAATACGAAGCGGCCCTGGAGGTGCCGCTCACTACTGACTTTTTTTGGCCTAAATGATGCATATATTGAATCGGTCTATGAAGAAGCTTTTCAATTAAAATATTATGGCGGCTGGAGCTTTTTTGAGGTCTATAACTTGCCGATCCGCATCCGCCGATGGTTTTTGACCCGTCTCATTAAGCAAAAGCATGAAGAAGCTGAAGCCATCAATAAACAGGTAGGGCAAACTTCCACCCCTCAAACTAACCGCGGTCGAACTTATAACTTAAAATAATCCCGACTTTATACTATTTACAAAGTAAAAGGAGGTAAGACTGTGGATCGTGATTTTGAAAACCAAGATTTAAATCTCAATGATTTCAAAGGCCCAGTGCTAAACGAAAATATTTTGAATGTTTTTGCGGCGTGGATTGAATACCTTCTTTCTAAAATGTACAAAGGGCGTCGCATTCCAGTACGAGTGCGGGGTAATCGCATAGAAGTCGCCAGCTTTACAGATGCGTTGGTCAACGAAAAAAGGTATATGGACTATATTAAAAAGTATGGACTCGACAATCCGATGACCTATTCTCAGAAAGCTAAACTGGATGTGGCGATTAAACGATTCGAACGCGAAGCTAAGATCGCGTGGCCTATTCGTAATTAGGAGGCTGAATCGTGGCAGACGACTCCAGTAACAACACTCGGTTACAACAGTTAGAACAAGAACTGCGAGAAGCGCAGCGTGTGCTAGCTGTTGAAGAGCGTAAACAGGCCATCCAGTTAAAGACAAACACATCTCTCCGTGAATATCAGTCCCTCCTTGCACAACAGGCAGAATTAACTGATCTTGTCTCGGAAGGTGCAACCGAATATAGGGATCTATTAGACGATTTAACCGCCAAGGTAGTCACTCTTGGATCTGAGCTAGAAACAACTAACAAACTAGAGAAAGACTTATTTGATAGAAACCAAGACCTCCTGAGGCAGGCACGAGAAAACATTAAACTTAAACAGGAAGAGCGTGCGGCGCTCTCGGCGTTCAACCAAACTGTTTCTCAGGCTATAGACTTCACAGCCGCATTTTTAGGAGTACAAGGAAAGCTCTTTGCCAATTCGACTCAGTTTACCAAAAGTGTCCTCCAACAGGGGCATGCATTTGACGAACTCCGAGCCAATCTGGCTGTAACCACTGGCTACGCCAACCGCTTCGGTTCGCAAATGCTAGAGTTAGCAAACAACGATAGGCTACAACTAAGTATGGCTGAAAGCAACCAGGTGATCGGCTCTTTATCGAACACCTTTTTAGAGTTTAATGCTCTGGGTGACGACGCGCAACGTATTACTGAAAACCTGGCAGGTGAATTTTTGCGTTTAGGGGTCGCCCCTGAACAGACCTCGCAAGCCTTGCACCTTTTGACTCGCGGTTTTGGTTTGGCCACTGAGAACGCTCTTGCGACGATGGACGCTATGAAGCGTCTGGCTGATGAGTCAGGACAATCTCTAGCTAAGGTGATGGGAAGCCTTACTAAATTAGGTCCTCAACTCGCCCGCTATGGACAAAGCACCGAGATCATCTTTAACAAGTTGATTAAGACCGCACGGCAGTTCGGAATGGACGCTGAATCAGCCTTTGGGCTTTCGGAAATGTTTGATACTTATGAATCTGCCTTTAATGTGGCAGGTCGTCTTAATGCTCAGTTTCGTACCCAGATTAATGCGATGGAACTGATGGGAACCTTGGATCCCGCGGAAAGATTAAGAATCTTACGAGAGGAATTGACTGCTGTAGGGTTATCTTATGAGAATATCTCTATTCGAGAGCGTCAGGCGTTAGCTGCGATTACTGGACGAGGTGTAGATGAGGTAATGGCTCTTCTTAAAGATCCCATCGAAGCCTACAAACTCCAGAAAGATGAACAAGACCGCGCCGAGAACCTCGCCAGGTTTACTTCAGCCCAAAAGAAAATGGCCGAAAGTTTTGAGAAGATGTATATTGCATTAGAGCCTGTGACTACTTTGGTGATGGATATGATAACGGGGGTTACTAACGTATTGAACCCTATTCTTAACACGATGACAGGGAAAGTGGCTTTGCTCGCTCTTTTTGCTAAAGGAGCGGTACAGCCGTTTATTCTGATGGGGAGAGCCGCCAGCAAATTAGCTGCGGTCACAGGACAGGTCAGCAAGTTAGGCGCCGCGATGGCGAAGTTATCGAGCTTTGCTCGTATTGCGGCGGGCTTTATGGCTGCTATCGTGGGATATCAACAAGGTGGGATCACCGGTGCTGCCAAGGGTATTGGTAGTCTGGCATCGGGTTTTCTCGGCTCTGCGGCAATAATGAAAGCCCTCAAGATGGCAGGGCGCGCCCCCGGCGGATTTTGGGGTAAAGCGGCAGCCGGAACCCTCGGCTTTCTGATGGGTAGTGGACTCTTCGATTTTGCCACCCAAGGCTGGATGAATGATGGCGTCGCCGGACCCGGAATTTATATGCCCCACGGCGACTGGTCGAAAGCGGTGCGCGTTCCCGCCGGCGACCAAATCACCCGTGATAGTGAATCCGGGATGACAGTGTTTGATTATGGTGGGTTGGCACGCAAGGAACGGGACAAACGCCTTGCTCAGCAGTCATTGAAACAGAAGATTGATTTAAATTTACCGGAAATTGTACTATACTTGTCTCCGGATGGTAAAAAAGAGATTGGACGCCTTGGCGCACAGACGGTAAAGGGACTCATTGCTCCTGATCGCATAGTCCGAGCATAAAGGGAAAAACACCAATATGGGAAAGAAAGTAGGAAAAGCCACAAAACGACCGTTCATTCAAAGACGCCAGGGGCCACCCCAGCCATTTGGACCGGTAGTCAAACCTCTCCCTCCTAAAGTGCCGGGGTCAGACCGCAAGAGCGCCAAGGTGGCGGAGGGACCGGACGACTCCCAGTTAAACACTAGCACCCGCGCCAGCCGCGAAGCCAAGGCGCGACTGAAGCGCCTTAAACGGAAAACGGCGCATACATGGGCTCCTATCGGTACACCCCAAGGAAACCGCCAACGCCTAGAGAATAAGAAAGCCAACACTAATCGTCCGTATGTGCGACGCCCAGAGAACAATACTCAACAAAAGGCTTTACGTCTTCCGGGCGCTAAAAACCTAGAAAGCGTTCACCGGATGGTGTTGGAAATTACTCACGTTCCCACCGGCTTTGGGGTAAGTTTTCCTGCAATGTTAGAACTCTTCAGTGATGCTTATACTTCTGAGTGGAACGCGGAACAAGTCTATGGACGAATGGATCCCATTGCGACGTTTGGTCACACCCGTCGAGCCTTGTCTTTGGCGTGGGCAGTTCCCGCTGAAAGTTTGCAGCATGCTAAAGAAAACTTGGTGAAGGTTAATCGCCTCTTGAGCTTTCTTTATCCTTTATATGACCGTGCCGGGGGTGGTGGAGCAGCCGTCATCAATCAGGGTCCACTTTTGAAGATCAGGTTTGGAAACCTCGTTCAGGATGCAGTAACTGGCGGACCCCTGTTGGGATATTGTAACGGGTTTACCTTTGATCCTGCTTTGGAGTACGGAATGTTTACAGAGCAGTATGACCCTAGTCAATTTAAAAACAAGGCAATGCGGGCTAAGTCGGGGGGCTTGTTAGATCGTCAACATTATTACCCCAAAACCTTCCGTCTAAATTGCGAGTTCAATGTCTTACATCAACATGCTTTAGGCTTTGCCGTATCGCAAGAACAAGTAACAACTTCTGCGGACCAAAAACGTGGTCGCTCGGCATTTAAACGGACTTATACTTTTAATGATAAGCGCCTCCATAAAAAAACAGGGAGAGGCACTGGTCGCCGTGAAGCTACTTTGATTGGCGATTTTGAAAGAGGTGGTCCCAATTCTATTTATCCTTATCACACTCATGCGGGTCGCGAACAACAACGGCGCACGGAAACTATTAAGCTTCCTTTAAATGTCGCACCTAATGATCCACGGCGGTTGAAGACTCTGGTCTATGACCCAACAACCGAAGAAGTCACCATTAACACACCCAGTCGAGATGAAGATGACTAAACTAGGGAGACTTTGCTGATGGCTTTTTCACGATATAATAACCGACGTACCTTTGTCAACAACGATCGCGAGTATAAAAAGACGTTTTTAGAACAACGGGACGCTAACTATATCCGCCAGTTTGACCTTGCGCGGCTTTATTATCCTAGTGATGCGATGATTTCCCAGATTGATACGGTAACCGCTATTTGGACCGCAACGGATAAGCTTTATAATATTGCCGCTGAATATTATGGTTCTCCAGCCTATTGGTGGATCATTGCTTGGTTTAATCAAAAAACGGCGGAATCAGATTTTCAAGCCGGGGAAGTATATCTCATTCCGATCTCCCTGGAAGAAATGTTAGGATACTTCTAATGGTGCGCCCGGTTGACCCCGCCTTCGATGATGACTACGCGAAGGCCGATTTTAAAGCCCGCCCGTTTAGATATATGCTTCATGGTGACAGGGACAAGCTGCCCTGGCTCCGCAACGAAGCATTCGTTATCAGACTGAACAAAACCGAACTCGTTCAGCTCGCCCTTGAGGCGGGCACACTCTCGTCCGAAAAAGAGGCTGCTGATTTGGAACTCCTGACTCAAGCCGCAATCAAAGCAGTGGACGACGGTGACGCTCACCTCCGAAAAGGGACCCTCGCCATCATGGCGGCGAACCCAGAGTTCCGGAGGTTAGTGGTCGCCAAGGCTAAGAGAATATATGATGAAGATTATCTCCTAAAGTCTAAGGCTGAGATACTCGCCCAAGATCTGTATAACAGCAGGCTTGAAGATCTTAATCCACGGGAGAAGCTCAAGGTTTATCGGCAAGCGAGGGATGACCTTGGGTTAGTGGACCAAGACGGTCGCCTCGCCCCGAATAACGAGGAGGTCGCCGAGGGCAACAAATCGCGCAACAGTTCTCTTACTCCAGACCAGCAGTTAAATATCCGCTCTCGCAATGTTCAAGAATTATTAATGGAAAATCTCGACCGAGCCGTACTGGCGCATAGCATTGTAATTGGCCACTCCACATCGAAAGATAGTCCCAAGATGATCGCCACCCCCGGAGGCTCAACGCATGCACGCCACACGGAGACTCTTAACCAATTCGGACAACACTCGTACAAGGACTGGCATCAGCACATTGTTCCTTATCACGGAGATCCTAATACTTTGGTGGACAAATTCACGAACCCACCGGCAGCCCGTTATTTTACCAATGCCACGCCGGCACAACTCTCGATGCTCCAGCCTTTGTTACGATTTTTTATCCAAGACAACCGCGGAAATAGCCAGGAGATTTATTTTCCCGATTATACCGACGCGAATAATTTATCCAACTTGGCCACAATGCGCGCCTCTTCTACAGATGATCTGCTCAAGTCACGCAAAAAGCGTGGCACGGATGTAGGTATCAAAAGCTTTGAGTGGAATTATCAAAATATTCACGAAGGTGATCGCGTTATTGAGGCTAGTCTACAATTGCATTTTGGTTCGTTAATGGAACTCGTAAATGAAGATTATTTGCAGTTTCTCTTTTTGAATGGCGATCCGAACGCGTTTGCGAGGCCTCTAGCTGAAAGGGAGGCAGACGAAACTCCTCACGAGCGATTAATACGGCTTGAAGAGCGCTTGGCTGAGATCGAAGCGGCGGCTAAACGCGTTCCGAACCCCCGGAAATATAAGGATCCGGAGGGTAACGAGCACATCATCAGCGACGGACAATCCCGCGACACCGCTAGTGTCCTCCAAGAACCCGCCAACGCCCCTAAGAAAGACTTCCGCCAACTAAAAGTAATATGTGGTTGGTCCGTTCCCAAAGGATCACAAGATCAGTTATACACTTTGTTTGAAGGGGGTTCGACAAATAGCCGGCGCAAAAAGTTAGAACAATTCTTGGAAGGCGTCCGTGCTACCCAGCAAGCTATTGTGTTGAATCTTACCGACTATGATGTTTCTTTTGAGCAGGATGGTCGCACTACTCTAACCATTTCCTTTGTGGGTAGCGCTGATAGTTATTTTGCCAGCAATGAGAGTTGTGTGTTAGGTTCTGCGAATGCTGACCAGCGCGAGCAACTCAACAAAAAGGACATTACCCTTGGGACCGAGCAGATTGATGAAATCCCTGCCAAGCTTTATGGCGGTCCTGGCGGTGGTTTTATAGCCTCACGCATCCTAATGGGAAGTGGTAGTGACCGGTTCATGAAGATAAATCTTAATGATATACGTGCGGAATTTGCATTGTTAAAAACCAAGTCCGAAATCTTGAAGTTGCGCGCTGCTCTTCCCGGCTATGACAAGGGTAGTGAGGCGGAGTCCAAAGCCCTAGATGAACGCCTGAAAGGCACATTTTACCTCGACAGTCTAGTGAAAAAAAGACTCGCCGCCGAACGCTATAGTCAATTTTTGAACAGGCTCACTCATAACGATCTTTCGAGTAACTTTGCCGGCTACAACATTGCACTCCTGTGCGCCCAGGTGGTCACTCGAATCAAACGACAAGATCCTCAGACCGGTCTGGGCGACGTATCGAGTGAAGTGGTTTTTCTCCCTTATGGATCCGAAAATTCTCACGTCAGCGCCGCTGGGGGCAAGGGGACCCACGGCCCTACCGGGTTTTTGGATGTTGCCTTGGAGCAACAACGAAAACGCCTCCAATTGTTTGCGGCAATGTACGAGGCTATTAAAAAAGATGACAAGACTCAATATAAGCTTAATCGAGATAAGTTAAGAAAAGAAATCAGAAACACTTTTGACCGAGAAAGAAGCTCTTATCACGGCACCGCTGGTGTTACGGGTGACTTGTGGGTATATAACGTTTTCTATATTCGCCTCGGCGATCTCCTGGTCCTAGCGGCGGAGAACGCCGATATGCGCCAGGATATCCAGATGATTATTGGCACCCTGGATCGATTGTCGGCGGGTGGGGACTCGGATCTTGACATGTATAATAGTCGCTTTATTAGTATTTATGATATTCCTATTGCACTCGACTATTTTAATCAATGGATGCTGGATAAAGTAATTTACCCTGGTCGCCAGCAGTGGCCTTGGCGGAATTTCTTGGATGATATTATTACTTTGGCTACTACTCTTTTAAATTTTAACACCACACGCAACGCCCGTCTCAACCTGGGTTATACTTTGTATACCAGCAGTCGCTCGCTGCCTGGCCATTTCCCAGACCTGTTCAAGTGGTCGGTGTCGGG